CATATCAAATCCATCTAAATCACTATTTGTTCTTAACATTGGTATATTCAATTCATCTTCTTCTAAATCTATATAAAATTCAACAACTCCTAATACATAATCTGAATCATATATATTCATTGGGTGTGTACTATCATATAAATAAAAATAACCTCCCAAATTATCATCTGTTCTTTTAACCATATAACATATATCATATCCTTCTGGTAATATTTTAAATAATGAATTGTTTAAAAAATCAATACTGAAATAATTTGATGGTTGTGTATTATGAATACAATCTATAAACTCTGTCATTAATATAACAAATATATTTATATAGTCGGAACATATTTTAAATATATTTTTGTAATATTTACAAAATGTCTGATTTTATCAGAAGTATTAAAAAAATAGCGAAAATAACAATAAGAGTTTTTAACACAATTAGTTCCTACAATACTATAAATTAAATGAGCAACATTAAAATTAATGAAATAAATTAATTCATCTATATCTATAATTCGTCCATTTAGTTTAATTACTATTTCATCATCCTCTAGTCCAAATATGACTTCTGGAAATAAACAATCTATCAAAAATCCGCAATAATGTAATTCAAAATGAAAATCATAGTTGTTGACTTCAATACTGTTAAACATTTTTATTTGTATTTCGTGTTATAATAGATTCAAATTTTAGGTTTCATCATTACACTTGTATATGCTGTTGTTTTGATTTTTGGTAAATATTTATGTATATGTGAATTTTTTTCATGTTCCGGATTAATTTCACATTTATTTCTTGTATAGCGGTATTTCAGTAAAATATATATTTTATCAATACATTTCATCAAATCATCCACATCACCAAACATATCTATAAACTGATGATAAATATGTAACATAGAAAAATTGGTTGTATTTTGAATACTCATAAACATAAAACCAGATACAATATAATGAACATAAAATATTAGTTCATCATTTGCAATATATTCATTGTGTCTATATATGTGAAAATGATCATTACAATCTAGATGAAATGTGACATTAGGATATAGTGTATCAACTAGAAATTGCGATCTTTGTAATTGAAATCCAAAATTGTAATAATTGAGTGAGATGTTGTCAAACATCTCGGTATGTATTTTTATATAGTTATGGTTTTGTTTTTAAATCTTTTCAACACAATTTAAATACTATTGGTATTCATCAAATCCTTGTTCAGCATCTCGGTATTCATCAAAACTTTGTTCAGCATCTCGATATTCATCCTCATCTGCTGGCCGATTATCACGATCAAACGCACGAGCTACTTCAAGTTCTTCATCCAAATCTACATCTGCTTGATTATAATCTTCTAACGCTTCCTCATATATTCTTGGTTTAATCATTTTACGAACATATGGGGCATCTTGAACATATAATGCTCTGTCTAAAAGTGTCTTTTCATAATTTCGTTTTTTCAATTTTTGTTCATATTCTTTAATATCTCTACTATATGTTGGTCTTCGTCTGTGAGACATATTATGAATATCACCTGGATTATCAATTGGTCTCCATACATAATTATTATATGAATCTTTACTACATATATAATCTTTATAAATCGCCCCAATATTAAACTCGTTTTCTGTACATGGTCTATTGTATGGATTATCACTTCCTATTTTCAATTTTCTTCTTGCGGGGATTAATCCTCTTTCCATTATTTTTTGTAATTCTTTTATTTCATCTTGTTTTTGTTTAATCTCGTCCATATATGGTAAAGTCTTTCTTCTTAGTTCTATTTTAATTTTAGCAATAATCTGATCCAGTTTTGAATATTCTTCATTCATACGATCAGTATATGGTATTTTTATATCAATTATTTGTCGGTGTATTTTATTTATTTGTTCTTCTAATTCTTGAATTTTATGATATTCACCGTGTCCTCCCGCTTGCTTTTTACATTTTTTTAATGTTTTACTTTTTCTGCGACCCATATATTTATATTATAACAAATATAAATATTTAACACATTTTAAATGGTCTCCATATTATATATACAATTAATCCAGTTATAATTCCATAACAAAATATTTTACCTCTTTGAGCAACTGCTTGTTTTTTTATAGTTAATTGACGTTGAGTCAAACTATCCTTGAATGGTGTACCTATATTACGTGTGAATATTAGATAAAAAATACTCGCAAATACATAAATTGCCATACCATATGCTAAATATACAGAGATTTCACATTTCATTTATAATATATAATATTTAAATTTGAAGTTGATATATTTAAAACTATAACAATAATTACTATAAAATGACCTCTTATACTCTCAAACCTTACACAGAGCTACCCAATGAGTATCAAATGATAAAAAAAACACCTAATACAAACAACGCACGAATCGGTTTACAATATGGATTAACAGATTTAGATTTACAATCATTGAATACAAATATTAATGACTTGGATCGAAGAGAATGGGAATTTGTTGAACATTCACCAGAAAATTTAAATAAATTAACACCAGATACAAAAACCGGTAATTCACAATCATGGAAAATAATTGTTGTTATATTAAAAGAAAATGGATGTATGAAAGGAGCATTACGAGGAGATGATGGAACTATTATGTTGATGACATCATTTAGTCCAGAAAGTCAACTCAATTATGATCGTAGATTAATAAAATCAAATGATACAGAATGGAAAATATGTCATGCTAAAATGATTGCACCGTTATTCTTTTGGCGTGAAATACAATACAGAATATAGATTAATATTTAGTTTGAGATTAATCATAGTATAGTATAGATATTCTATTATATATATTTAATTTAAAATTTGAAATATATATAAGTATACATATATTAATAAAATATATATGTCGGACGAAGAAGAATTATATAGTCGTTTCTATAAACGACATAATATTGAACATGCACTGTTTAGAGATATTCTTGCAAATACAAAAACAGATTATTCAAATAAACCAATCCCTGTATTAATGCAACCATCAATAATACAAAATATGATTGATATGATGAATGAATATAATGACATAAATAATACAGACGATGGGTTTAGTTTTAGTTCAATATTATCATTAGTACAACTAAAAAAGACTACAAAGACTGATCCAAAATATAAACGAGAATTACAATTAGATACAACTAGTCATGGAAAAGAGTTTTTAAAAAAAATATTTAGTATGATTATTTCAAGCAATCCGAGGGATAATAGTATTATGAATATGATTGAAAAAACGCAAAGTCATTTTAAATCCCGTAAATCAGATTCAAATAATCCAAAACTGTTTTTAATATATTTACCTTTAGGAAATGATATTAATAGATTGCAAGAAACAATATGTGAGTTTTTAGAAAAAAATAAATTATGGAGAAATTATCACGTAACTTATTCTAATAGTAAATCTAATTCAGATAAAGATGTTAAAAAATACAAAGAGTTTGTTGACAAACAGATGCAAATTGCAAAAAATAAAAAAGATTGTGCAGGATGTATTATATTTCTAGGTAATCAAGGAAAAATGGCATATACTTATCATGATTGTGATGTTGTGATTCGTTTAGATAATGGAACAGACATAGATGATGCAGAACAAGTTGGTTATAGATGTTTAACAGAAGGACCAATTACAGATAATGTTGATGAACAAAAAACTATTGGTATTACGGTTGATTTAAATATACAACGAGTTTATGCTATTATGAGAAATAAAATAAAAAATTATAAGAAAGATAATCCCGGCTCCAAGAAGACATATGGAGAAATCATTCAATATATGTATGAAGAAAATCAATTTATATTTAATCCAATTGAGATTGATTTTGGTAATTGTTCAACTGAAATGGTAGAATATTATAAAAGTTATGAAGATAAATTAAAATCAGAAACATTAATTGAAACAGTCATATGTAATATTCAATGTGAAGATTCATTATCAGATTATATTAAAAAAATTAAATCAAAAGATGGAACTTATCAAGCAAATCCAAAATTAAATGGAAAACAACCTGATTGTCCAAAAGGTGGAAAAACTAAGAAAAAAGTAGATTCAATACCTGTTGATAAAAGCAAATCTGATAAAAACGTAGATTCTCATGAAGATTCTGATATAGATGTGGATGAACCAAATATCTTTAATGATATAAATAAAACAAAAAATCTATATGAGTTTTTGACAAAATTATGTTGTTTAATGTTAAGAATTGATTATATGAATAAAAAAAACAGTAGTGGTGTAATTGAGTTATTAAAAATATTAAAAGAAGACGAAAAACGGTTTAATATTATCAAAATGAAATTAATAGATGATTATGATGTGAGTGATATAGATATAAATATAATATATGATAGATATATAGAAGATATGAGTAATGGAAACAATATTGATATATTAGATGATATATTTGAGATTTATTCAAACACGGATCCAAATGTTGTAAGGGATATAATTGGAAAACATTTTATTCCATCATTAGATCAAAAAAAGAAAAATGCAGAAATACCAACACCACCAAAATTATGTGATGAAATGATTGATAAAATACCAAATCAACATTTTATGAATTCGTCTAATAAAACATGTGAACCTTGTTGTGGTAAAGGGAATTTTGTATTAGCAATATTTGAAAGATATTTTAATGGATTGAGCCATATTGAAGATGAATGTGAACGTTGTATTTATATTATTGAAAATTGTTTATATTTCTGTGATATTGAATCTATTAATGTTTATATTACAGAAGAACTATTAAAATGTCATGCGTTATCTAAAATGAAACAAGAATTTTGGGAAAATTGGGATAATGTTATTAGAATATGTAATGTTAAATTTAATAGTCATGTTTGTAATACATTAGAATTAAACATACAAAAAAAATGGAATATTAATGGATTTGATGCAGTTATTTGTAATCCACCATATGAAGAACGTGATCCCATTACTGGAAAATCTAAAGGAGGTGGAAATAATATGTATACAAAATTTATCTATTTTGCCGATAAAATTTTAAATCAAAATGGATATATATTATTTATTAATCCTCCCACATATTTTAGTCCTGGTAGAACTAATAATAAAAATGATATGAATTTAAGAAAGGATATATTAGATAAATATTATTATCATTTTATTAACTTACAAGAATGTTCCAAATATTTTCCAGGTGTAGGCAGTAAATTTATCTATTATCTTATACAAAAAAACAATGATAAAAATAAGAATATGAATGTTATTTGTAAGTATAATGATATTATATATAATTCAACAATGGACCAAAATTTAATTATTAGAGATTATTTATCATATCTATTAACGAACGAATGTCTAAATATTTTAGATAAAATCAAAAATAATGAAAATGATAAACTAAATATAATTAATTCAACTGTATTTGATAAAAGAAGACCATATGTATTAAAAAAATTAAAAAAAGAAAAAAATGAAGATTATAAAAAAAGAGCATTTTCAAATAAATATAAATATCCAATACAAGCGACGGGTGTACAAATATGTTATGCTTCTAAACCGTGCGTGAATCAAAATAATAAAAAGGTATTAATGTCTAGGAGTGGATATTTAAGACCAGTTTATGATGATGGTATATTAGGTATTGGGGGGGACTGTTATAGTTGCCTAGTAAAAGATAAGAAAGAAGGTAATGAAGTAATTAAACTATTAAACTCAAAACTATATAAATTTTATATAGACACGAATAAATGGTCTGGATTTCATCATAAGGATGTATTACAAGATTTACCAAATATTATTAAAAAAATAAATAATATTAATGATTCTAATATATACAAATATTTTAATTTAACAGCGAATGAAATAAAATTAATTGAAACACTGTATAATAATTAATCAGTCTTAGAATATATTTTCTTCATATATGCTTCATCTTCTACGCTCCATTTATACACATATTTTGAATCAATATTATAAAACCATTCTGTTTTACCAGCTGTTCCCGATGCAAATATTGTCATAATTGGATTATCACCATGAATATTAATAATTGTATCATATGTGTTTTTATTAGAAGAATGAAAATGACATTCATCAAAAATATTACAATCAAATAATTTTAATTTTTTTTTTTTTTGCTTCAACAATTGTTTTTCTTTTTTATCTTTTTTATTGTCTGCTTTTAGATATTGCACCGAACAAAATCCGATACCTGTAAAATCTTCATTAATATCCATAAAAGTCTCTTGCTCCTTATACTTTATATTTATAAATTCATAATATTTATTTAATTCATCAATAAAACTATCAATAGTTCCAGGAATAGAGGTCATAATCAAAATACGTTTATATTCTTTTTCTTCTAATAGATATTTTGCATATAATAACATTGTAATTGTTTTACCAGCACGTGGTTTATGATACAAACAATGTACTAAACTTACATTATTCATAATAAATTGTTGTAATGCCATTTCTTGGTGAAACCATAAACTTAAGTGTTTTTTTCCAGTTTCAAGATATATACGATCAATCCAATCTATAATATCTTCAGTATTAGTAAAATGTTGTTGCATTAATAATTTTTGTACTTTACTATATGCTTTTTCAATATCTTGTTTATTAAAAAACAATTTATTTTTTTTTGCTATATCAATTGCTATTTTTTCACAATTTCCTTTTCGTCTGTGTTTTGTTAAAAAATCATCATTTTCATATATTAACCCTAAACTATATGTTTGATCATATCTAGAAGAATCTAAACATTGTTTACATTCTTGTAAATCACTTTTTCTTTTAGTAGATCCATATTTAATAGAAAATGCTACCCAAGTCCCATTTATATTTACAGATATATCTGCTTTATTATCTCCATATGTTATTTTTTGATCTAATATCTCTCTACATGATTTTATAGGTCTAAATATAAGTGGTGTAGTTTCTATATTTGTATCTGATATTTCTGTATAGTTTTCAAATAAACATTTCATTAATATACAAATTATTGATATGACTTCAAATAAAAACCCTTTTGTGTTAGATTTGTCTGTTGAGTTTATTATCTCATCCATTGGAGTTCCATCTGCTATATCTTGTAATACTTCTAAACGGTTTTCATATTTTTTGCTCATATTGTATAGTTTAATATTATTTATATATATTACATTTCAAATTTTTAAATTATTTAAAAGATGTGAAAACTGTAAAAAACCCTTATATATCTAGTAAATTTGAAAATTTTTATAATTTTTTTCAGCACATTATAAAACCACAACACTATTAAACATGCCTCTAACCACTAATTTCCTCGTCTTTCAAATCAGAATTAGCGAGTCCACGAAAGATTTGAAAATAAAAGACGCTCTTCGTCTTGTTTTCAATCTTGCCAATATACGATCCAGACAAGATTTGGATAGTTGGTGTAAACATCATACACGCAAACAACTCTATAAAATCATCGAAGAACTCACTCAAACACATTGGAACTCCTTGAAAGATCCTAAAGCATGTGTTCGCGCTTGTTATCAACCATTATTAACAGGATACAAACGATCATAAGTTTAATATTCAAACTCTCAAAAAATAATAATCACCATTATTATTTTTTTTTTATATTTAATCATCATGTTTCAACATATTTTTAGTTAATGTATATACATAAAACGGTATACCTTTACACCAATTTAAACCATCTTTTCTATTTATTTGATAATTGTGTTCTTTTGTTAAAAATTGTAATTGATCTATAACATTTTGATATTTTTCAGTTGTTTCATCGATTGTGTAATTTTTTATTATATGTTGAGCAACATTATAATTTGTTAATTTTGTTAGTATAGATTGTACTTGTGGCAAGTAGTATATATTGTGGTTCATTGTTGTTAATATTACAATTTATATGGATTATTCAAATTTATAAATTTGAAAATAAATATAGATGGTATCAACACTTACAAAAAAAAAATGTCCGAGATATTATTTTGTATAGAAAAAGGATTTTTATTGAAAAGAGTTAAAAATGACAAACACTGGAAGAAAAATAAACATAGATTATGTTTTCACCGTAACAAATACTACTGGGTCCCTGACTTCTACTTTTATCCAGAGTTTAATTTTCAAGTAATACATGAAAATAATGTATATTACAATACATTTAATGGTTTAATGAAAGATATTATTATTCGTGTTAACAATAATTATTATAAATGGAATTATTCATCTAGAATTGATAAAAATTCAAAATATTATTTTGATCTTTACTGTGT